GTATGCTCAAGGGCGAAGGCAATCTAGAAGCTTGGGTACAGTCTAAGCTAACTATGGCTGCTGACTATCTAGACACTGTTGCTGATTACATGGAATCGGATAAGAAAAACTAAATGAAAAAATTCTCGCATTTTTATTCTGAAGCCAAGAAAATGAAAGGAGCCGATCCTTGCTGGAAAGGCTACGAGATGATTGGCAAGAAAAATAAGAACGGCAAAGAAGTTCCTAACTGTGTTCCTGTAAAAGAAGAGATCATCACTGAACGCGGTGCAGATTCTAAAGGCTATTATCGTTCAACAGAATCTGGTGCTGGTCTAACTCGTAAAGGTGCAAAGCACTTCGGTATTCAGACTGCTGTTACTGGTAAAGTTAAACCAGGTTCAAAAGCTGCTGGTCGCCGTAAATCTTTCTGCGCTCGCATGAGTGGAATGCCTGGGCCCATGAAAGACGAAAAGGGCAGACCAACACGTAAAGCTGCTTCTTTGAAGAGATGGAGATGCCGATCATGAAAACATTCAGCCAGTTCAATGAAGACGGTGCAGCACCTACAGTAACGACTGCTGGTGTTGCTGGAGCTGGCGATAACCCACAAAAGATTGTTCTTGTTTCCAAAAAGAAACAAAACAAATATCAGAAGGCTGGAGAGAAGAGTGAGAAAGAACTCGGCACTCAACTCCGTAGATTGATGGGATCAGTTAATGTTTAGTTTTATACCATTACCCTATAAGATTTTAATTATAGCTTTTCTCATGGCTGGCGCTATTGCTATGGGCTATGTAAAAGGTCTAGATAAATCAAAACAAATTCTTGCTGAATATGAAGCAAAGGCTAATGCCCAAATTGCGGAACTTGAAAAGAAAAATAGCGAAATAAGTAATAAAGTGATAACTGAGTATGTTGATAAAGTAAGAACGGTAAAGGAAAAAGAATATGTTTACAGAGATCAAGCTCAAACTGTTGTGCCTTCTCGCGCTGAATTGTCTTCTGGCTGGGTGTACCTCCACGACTCTAGTACCCAAGGCTTACCTGCCGTCCCCGCCAGAAGTGCTGATGAGGCCGCCTCAGGAATTAAAGACACTGTTGCCCTTGCAACCATCGTCGGAAACTACTCAGTCTGTATCCAAAACGCCCAGCAACTCGCAGGACTCCAACAGTGGCTCAACGACACCAAAGCCGCAGTAGATAAAGCAAATCCAAAGGAACAAGGAAAGTAAATTATGAATGAGAAACAAAAACTAATTTCATGGATCATGCGTGTGACAGTTCTTGTGCTTGCAAGTGTCACTGTTGCTGTTGTTTCTGTGCTAATGGTTGGTATTTTTTTGCCAAATGATCAGATCGACAACAAAGATATTCTTGCACTGATCGGCCCAGCATTTAACACAGTTATCGGCGCGTTTGTCGGCTTACTTGGCGGTCTATCTCTATCTGATAAAGAACAGACTCTTCCTCCCCCTCCAGCTCCTACACCTGAGCCAGAGCCAGAAGTACTAAGCGAGTAATATTTGTCATGGCGAATGAGTTAGAAACTAGAGTTGCAGTACTTGAACATGACGTTTCGCAAATGTCTAGTTTCTTCTCTAAGCTTGACTCAACAATGGAGAAGATGACTGATATCTCTTCTTCAATTAAAGAAATGCTGGCGGTACACGACATGAAGATTATCAAGAGCGAAGAACATACAGAAAATCTTTATTCGTTGATTGAGAAAAGACGTTATCAGTCTGAAACACAACATCAAGTAATTCAAAACAAAATTTCAGAGACGGAAAAGGAAATTAAACGCGATATGGACGATTTTCAAAAATCTGTTATTTCTGAAATGAAAGACATGCGTAAAGAATTAAAAGAGTATTACCAAGCCTCTCAGAAAAACGCTGGTATCTTGGATAAAGGTAAACTTGTTCTCACTGCTATTGGCATTCTTCTTACCTTTATTCTCTACAAGCTAGGTGTAATTCCGTTCGTTAAATTCTAAAAATCCTATTGACAAATCTCAGGACTAGTGTATAATCAGTTCTGTCAGCATCATGTTAGTGAGATTTTATAATGGACAATACCTGGATTGACGTAAAGTATGCTACGCTTATCTCTACGCGGCTGCAACTTTTCAAAATCAAAACGCACAATCCCTTTCTTGCAAATCTTAGGTGCCCACTCTGCGGTGACTCTGAGAAAAACAAACTCAAAGCGAGGGGATACCTTTTTCAGAAATCTACAAAACTTTATTACAAGTGCCATAACTGTGGTGCTTCACAAAGCTTTGCTAAGTTTCTTTCTAAGGTCGATCTCTTGCTGCATGAAGAGTACAGCAAAGAACACTATCTAAACAAAGAACATATTGCTTATAAGCCAAAAGAGTCCATCATGCCCACGATGGATCCACCTCGCTTTCTTGCTGCTGGCTCTCCTCTTAAGAAGCTTAAGAAGATATCTCAGCTACAGTGGGATCATCCAGCAAAGACGTACATCGTTAATCGCAAGATACCAAATGAGTTTCATGCACGATTGTTCTATTGTGCTAACTTTGCACAGTGGGTGAATACGATTGTTCCAGATAAGCTGGATGAAAAGTTCAAAGCACCAAGACTTATTATTCCATTTCTAGATGAGAATAGAAATCTCTTCGGCTTTCAAGGTCGCTCTTTTGACCCCAAATCCAATCTAAGATATATAACAATCATGCTAGATGATAGGCCGAAAATATTTGGACTAGATTTAATAAATAAGGAGCTGCCTGTTTATGTTTTTGAAGGCCCAATTGATAGTATGTTTATACCTAATAGCTTGGCAATGGCGGGTGCCGATGTTAAGCTTGACTCAGATTTTAAAGATGTAGTTTATGTGTTTGATAATGAACCGCGAAACAAAGAGATTGTGTTTCGCATAGACAAGTGTATTGACAAAGGTTATAAAGTTGTTATCTGGGACAGAACGTTTGTTCAGAAAGATATCAACGACATGATCATGGCAGGCAACGATGCAGAACACATCAAGATCGTTCTTGATAAGAGAACGTTTAGGGGGATCGAGGCTAAAGCAGAATTAATGCACTGGAGAAAATGCTAATGGCGAGATTGTCTGAAGACATGAGACGAGTTGACTACAGCGTAGAAGGCTCTTACGAGGTACTTCCTATTGGTACCGCAAACGAACTTCGGGTTCTTAGGACTCTTGCCCGATCTCTCATAGAACGAACCTTAGATGTAAACGAAAGTTTAAGCGATGTTAAAGAATTCTATAGAAAACAATGTTATCTAAAAGATGACATTTTCTAATAGCGAATTAAAATTAAACAAAAACGATCATCCTCTCGCAGAGCAAATCTGTAAACTAATCTGTGTAGAGGAAGGTGTGCCGCCAGACAAAGAAGTTACTGGTCTAGGCGTTAGCATAGATACGTATACGCAGTACAAATATTGGCAATATAGATTGCCTATGGTTAGAAAAATTCTAGATTTGATTGAGAACGGAGAATAATTTATGCTACAAGAAGTGAATTTAATTGGCGTTACAAAGCCAAGCATGTATACAGGATGTTCTACCGCAAGTCAACTAGTCGCATGGGCAGCAAGAGTTTCTAACCCATCAAATCAAAACAACACACAGACAGCAAGTAAGCTTGTACGTTACTTGATCAAAAATCAACACTGGTCGCCTTTAGAGATGGTACATATCTCTATGGAAATCAAGACTACCCGTGATATTGCTCGACAAATTCTTCGTCACCGATCTTTTTCTTTTCAAGAATATTCTCAGCGTTATGCTGATCCCACGAAAGACTTAGCATTTACTACACGTGACGCTCGGTTGCAAGATACAAAAAACAGACAAAACTCTATCGACACAGAAGATAAAGCTTTACATGAAGAATGGAATATGTTACAATATTCTATAATGGACAACGCTCGCAAAGCGTATAAGTGGGCAGTCGAAAAGGGTATTGCAAAAGAACAAGCCCGAGCAATCTTACCAGAAGGTATGACTGAATCTGTTATCATCATGGCAGGTAGTCTACGCAGTTGGATTCACTACTGTCAGCTACGCATGGACGTAGCAACTCAAAAAGAACATCGTGAAGTAGCAATGAAATGCTGGGACATTATCGGTGGGCATTTTCCAGATATCATTGAAGCGTTCACTGAAATCAAGGAACTTGAAGACACAAAAAAGAGTGTATAATTATGACAAACTTAGTTGAAAATCTACATAAAGAACGTGGCTCTCGTTACGGCAGCTGGCAACAACAAGCAGCAGTAGCACAAGCAATTAAGCAAGCATATAAGTTAGGCAACAGTTATGACAATTGCAATGATGCTGTTTTAGAAAAGCTAGATATGCTTGCTAACAAGCTATCTCGTATTGTCAACGGCGATCCAGAGTATCAAGATAGCTGGGACGATATCGCAGGATATGCATTACTTCCTCATTCAGATAAAGCGGAATAATAATAAAAATGAATACAGTTACCAAGCGCGATGGCTCAAGAGAATCGTTAGATATTGAAAAATTTCACAAAGTTATTTCATGGGCGTGTGAAGGTATTACTGGCGTATCTGTTTCAGAAATTGCGCTGAAGTCACACATTCAATTTTATGATAAGATTAAGACTTCTGATGTTCAAGAAACAATCATCAAAGCATCTTCAGAGTTGATTACAGAAGAGAATCCAAACTATCAGTACGTTGCTGGTCGTCTTATCAATTATAATCTTCGCAAAGAAGTTTACGGCAAGTACGAGCCAGATAATTTGCTTTTGCATGTGAAGCGTGTAGTCAAAGACGGCTACTATGATCGTGAACTTCTAGATGTATATTCAGAAGACGAATTTAATATTGCTAATAGTTTTATTGATCACAATAGAGACAGTCTATTGACTTATGCTGCCATGGAACAGTTCCGCGGCAAGTATCTAGTAAAGAATCGCGTCACTAAGAAGTTTTATGAAACTCCTCAGATGGCTTACATTCTAATCTCTATGACACTATTTTCTAAGTACTCTAAAGATACTAGAATGAAGTGGGTAAAAGACTACTACGATGCTATCAGCACGTTTGATATCTCTTTACCTACACCGATTATGGCTGGTGTTAGAACACCACAGAGACAGTTCTCTTCCTGTGTTCTAATCGAAACGGAGGACTCTCTTGATTCAATTAATGCAACATCTTCTGCTATCGTTAAATACGTTTCTCAAAAAGCTGGCATCGGTATTGGAGGTGGCAGTATTCGGGCTTTGGGTTCTCCTATTCGGAACGGCGATGCATCTCATACTGGGGTTATTCCTTTCTATAAGCTTTTTCAGTCTGCTGTTAAGTCATGCAGTCAGGGCGGTGTACGGGGCGGTGCTGCGACCCTTTACTACCCGATCTGGCACTTAGAGATTGAAGACCTATTAGTACTCAAGAACAACAAAGGCACAGAAGACAATCGTGTCCGTCACATGGACTATGGTGTCCAATTCAACAAGGTGATGTATGAGCGACTTATTACGAACGGTAATATTACCCTCTTCTCACCGAATGACGTACCAGAACTCTACGAGACCTATTTCACAGACTCAGAAAAGTTTAGAGAGCTATATGAACGAGCAGAGAAAAATCCAAAGCTTAGAAAAAAGCAAATCTCTGCAATCGAACTCTTCTCATCATTCGTCCAGGAAAGGAAGGATACTGGACGTATATATTTGATGAACGTTGATCATGCAAATGATCACGGCTCATTCATTGACGCACCAATCAAACAAAGCAATTTGTGTTGTGAGATTAATCTACCCACTAAACCGCTAAGGGATATCAATGACGAAGAAGGCGAAATTGCCCTTTGTACCCTATCAGCGATTAACTGGGGTAAGATCAAAACTCCGGAAGATTTTCGAAAACCCTGTGAACTTAGTGTTCGCGCTCTTGATGCTTTACTTGATTACCAGTCTTATCCCGTAAAGGCAGCAGTAACTTCTACTAAAAAATATCGGCCGTTGGGCATCGGCATTATCAATCTTGCCTACTGGATGGCAAACAATGATATGACGTACAGTGAGCCAAATCTAAAGCTACTAGACGAATATGCAGAAGCTTGGTCGTACTATCTCATTCGTGCATCTGCTGATCTTGCTGTTGAAAAAGGTCAGCTAGGCTCTCCTGCAAACGTCAAGTACTGTCAGGGTATTCTTCCAGTCGATACGTACAAGCGAGATGTTGATGAACTGGTGAAGCGAAAGTACACTATGAACTGGGACGCTCTACGCAAACAACTAAAAGAAACTGGTATTCGCAATGCTACTCTAATGGCAATCATGCCAGCGGAGACTTCTGCTCTTATCAGCAACTCAACAAACGGTATTGAACCACCTCGTGCGCTGCTTAGTATCAAGCAATCTAAAGACGGCGTGTTGAAACAAGTTGTTCCTAATATTCGTAAGTTAAAGAACAAGTACGAACTATTGTGGGACCAAGAATCTCCAGAAGGGTATCTAAAGATTTGTGCTGTACTACAAAAGTACATTGATCAAGGTATCTCTGTAAACACTTCATATAATCCAAAGTTCTATGCAGACGATAAAATTCCTTTGAGTGAGATGTTAAAACATATTCTTATGTTCTACAAGTTCGGCGGCAAGCAACTCTATTACTGCAACACAAACGATCAATCTGGTGAAGTAGAAACTAAAGAATTGCCTGTACAGCCAATTGAACAAGAAGATTGTGATAGCTGTAAAATTTGATATAAGTAGTTTTTCGAAACTCTAAAACGGTGGTTTATGTTTAAGGATGAGCAAAGAGATTATTGAATCGGGTACTCATATTTTATTGGATATTAATAATATTAAACCAGTATTGTTATGGGACGCTAATTTTGTTAGAAATGCAATGATACAGGCTGCTAGAGCAGTCAAAGCAAATATTCTACATGATTATTTTCATCACTTCGGTGATGCATACGGTGTCACTGGAGTAGTTGCAGTATCAGAATCACATCTATCTATTCATACTTGGCCAGAATGGTGGTATGCGTCGATTGATGTTTTTCTTTGTAGAGGCATGAATCCGGAAATCGCTGCCGAGTCTTTAGTGAAAACTTTTGGCTCAGAAGATTACAACATACAAGTCATAACCAGAAAAGCGGTAGTGGACCATGACAGAATTTCGAAGGGCATATAGTTACGATCTAGATAGACTCTATGAGATAGAGTGTGCTTCCTTTACACCTGAAATTAGAAACACCAAAAAAGAAATACAAGCTGGTATTATTAAAAACGAAATCTATGTCATTACAGAATGTGATGAGGTAGATTACAACGTTGTTGTTGGTTCTATCTGGTTGATGAGAAAAAAGAAAACTTGTTATATCGAAAGCGTTGCTGTAGATGATAGATACCGCAATTCTGGCAGAGGTAAAGAGCTAATAGAAAATGCATTGACTTTGCTAAAAGAAGATGGTATAATTGAAGTTAGTTTGTACGTTGATATGCTTGCAAAGGACACAATCGAAATGTACAAAAAACTTGGATTTGTTAAATGCGATTTTGTAAATGACTTTTACGGTAAACACAAACACGCATATTTCATGGAAAAAAGGCAACTAGTATGACTGTTTTTAATAACATCACGGACTATTCTGGAAAGAAAATGTTCTTTGATGGTGACGTTGGTATTTCTAGATATGATGTACAGAAGTATTCTATCTTTGAAAAGATTACAGAGAGACAAAACGGCTTCTTCTGGCAACCTACAGAGATTGATTGTACACGTGACGCAAAAGACTTTAAGTCACTTACGCCACACGAACAACATATCTTCACTAGCAATCTAAAGCGTCAGATTCTTCTTGACAGTGTACAGGGTAGATCACCTGTGACTGCTCTTCTTCCTATTGTCTCTTTGCCAGAGCTAGAGACGTTTATCATCACATGGTCTTACTTTGAGACTATTCACAGTAGATCATATACACACATCATTCGTAATGTGTATGCTGATCCGTCTAAAGTATTTGATGATATGCTGAACATCAAAGAGATTGTAGACTGCGCTAAAGATATCAGCAAGTACTATGATGATTTGATTGCACTTCACTCTCTTACTAAGACTAAGAACTATGATCTGTATGAGAACAAGAAAGCCCTTTGGCTCTGCATTAACGCAGTCAATGCTCTAGAAGGTATTCGTTTCTATGTTTCGTTTGCTTGCTCTTGGGCTTTCGCAGAACTTAAAAAGATGGAAGGCAATGCTAAGATCATCAAGTTCATTGCACGTGATGAGAACGTACATCTTGCAGCAACACAACAGATTTTAAAGTTGTTGCCAAAGGATGATTCGGACTTTGAGAAAATCAAAGTAGAGTGTGCAAAAGAAGTTGAAAATATGTTTAATGCTGTTATCTCACAAGAGAAAGCATGGGCAGAGTATCTCTTCAAAGACGGCTCTATGATCGGTCTAAACACTACGTTGCTATGTGAATACATTGATTGGATTGGCCACAAGCGTATGAGTGCTGCGGGTATACATACTTCATACAAGAGTGGTTCTAATCCTTTACCATGGACTCAGAAATGGATTAGCGGCTCTGAAGTGCAAGTTGCTCCTCAAGAAACTGAAATTTCTTCTTACGTTGTCGGCGGTGTTAATCTAGACGTAGATGAAAACACATTCAAGGGATTTAGCCTATAATGTCAAAGATATTAAGAAGAATCAAATCTTTAAAAGAAAGAGAAAAGATTTGTTGGAGTATGGCTAAAGTATTTTTAGAAAATAAAGATGCTCATGGTATTCATGACATGGGAGTAGAGCTACAAGCTTTGCAACGCGCAATAGTTGAAGTTGAAAGTTTCATTGATGAAATGGACACTTGATCCCAAGATAGCGTCTGCTATTATTAAAATGGTTTTAGATGGAACAATTTCTAGATCAACAGCTAAAGTTTTATTAGATGCTTATATATCTGTCGCAATGGTAAAAAAAGGCCTTGCGTCTGCAATTCAATATGATAATGTTATATGGAGACCGCCGAGTGAAGAGAAAGTTTGTTGAATATTTTATGGATGTAGCTGAACTAACATCCATCTTATCAGGAGCAAAACGACTACAAGTAGGATGCGTTATCGTAAAAGATAGACGCATTTTATCTTTGGGCTATAATGGCACTCCGCCGGGTTATGACAATTGCTGCGAAGGCGAAGACGGTAGAACAAAGCCAGAAGTCATTCATGCAGAAGCTAATGCAATATTAAAACTAGCAGCATCTACAGAGTCAGCACACGGCTCTGTTATGTTTGTTACACATGCGCCGTGTATAGAGTGTGCTAAGATGATTATTTCATGTGGGATTTCCGATATCATATATAAGAATGAATACCGTTGTTCAGACGGCGTTCAATTAATAAATAAATGCAATATCGGCGTACACAAATACTCTGATATTTTAAATACAGAAAATTGGAGATTTTCATATGAGTACGAGAGACAGAGAGTGGATCACATGCACAGTATGTGATGCAGAATTTAAAGTTGTCACTAGCTTAAATTCAAATGAGATTCTTTATTGTCCTTTTTGCGGTAGCGATGTAGTTGATGACTCTATCATAGAAGATGATTTTGAAGAAGATTTGTTTGACGAGTGATGACATATCCGAACCCATGGGTGTTTGACAGAGAAATCTTCACACCTGATATGGTAGGCGATTGGTTCGGTTTCGTTTATCTGATCACAAACAAAGTAACAAACAAGAAGTACATCGGTCGAAAGTATTTCTATTCTACAACTAAAAAGAAAGTTGCAGGCAAAAAGAATAGAGTCATAACCAGAAAACAATCTGACTGGCAAAAATACTACGGCAGTTCAAAGACACTTCTTGCTGATATAGAACTTCATGGTAAAGAGAATTTCTCTAGAGAGATATTGTCATTGCATGAATCTCGCGGCGATGTGAATTATCATGAGTTGCGCCAGCAAGTGTTGAGCAATGTGCTGGAGTCTATGGACTATTACAATGATAACATCATGCTGCGGTACTATCGCAGGGTGAAAGACTACAAATCCAGCTTCAAATCCGTCGTTTAGGCTAAGTCATTGATTTCATTGAAAAGATAGTTTTCGAGCTAAGTTGTTGATTTTACTCACAAAATTTAACAGCTTGGCTAAGTCATTGATTTTATTGAAAAGATAGTTCTTGACTCTACCTACCATCCTGTTAATATAGTTATATTGAAATTGAGATGAGGTTAGCGATGAAACTGCTCGGAATTGATACAAACACGAAAACAGTCAAGGGTCAAAAACAAGGCTACATGACGGGTATTCTGTACCTCGCCCCGGCTAACATTTCTGGCTATGAAGTCTGTCCGATGGCTACTGATGGTTGTCGCGCCGCTTGTCTTTACTCCGCTGGTCGTGGGGCTTTCTCTAACGTCCAACAGGCACGTATTGCCAAGACCAAGTTCTTTTTCGAAGCCCGTGACCAGTTCATGGCGCAGTTGATCAAGGAGATTACGGCTTTCGTGAAGTCTGCCGCGAAGCAAGGGTTTATTCCTACCGTGCGCCTAAACGGCACCAGCGACATTCCTTGGGAACGTGTTGCTGTGACTTATGGACAGGGCACAAGCTTCTCCAACATCATGGAGTTGTTTCCTACTGTACAGTTCTATGACTACACCAAGCGCCACAATCGCCGCAAGATCCCTAGCAATTATCATCTGACTTTCTCTCTGGCTGAAGACAATCAGGAGAATGCCAAGATTGCTCTGGAAAACGGTATGAATGTTGCAGTTGTGTTCCGTACGCCAAACTTTCCGACCTCGTACCTTGGTCGCCCTGTCATTGACGGCGATGATAGCGACCTGCGGTTCCTTGACGGCAATATGAATATTGTTGCTCTTAAGGCTAAAGGCAAGGCTAAGAAAGATGCCACGGGCTTCGTTAAAGAGGTTGCTTAATGTCCAAGAGTAATATCAATTCTGTTTTTAATTGTAACGAAAACAAAGGTTTTCAGATTACGTATCCGAACGGCTACACTATCAGTGTACAGTGGGGCGTTGGTACGTATTCTACTGAAACAACGGCAGAGGTTGCAATTATTGATCCTGCTGGTAATTTTTATCCCATTTCAGAAAAAGATAGTGTTATCGGTTGGCAAACCCCTACTGAAATTATCACACTGATGATTTTTGCTGCTCGACTTTCTAATAAGGAAAAGGATGATGTATCCGACTGGGGCTATTAAACTAAATACGAGATTACAGTGTAGGGAACTGAACAATGTCTGATATTGAAGATGATGCTGTAGAAGAGTTCTATACAAGAACTATTGCTGAATATACAAAGCAAACAATTGATAACGCAAAAAATTTAGACGAATGTGTTGTCAAAGACGGCGTAGTTAATTTCTATTATCTCCGTATTGTTAAAGCAGATTTAGTTCCTCTGCCTGTAGCCATAGACATGTTGTCTTGTGGTTATGACCCATTGAATGAAACTGACATTGAAGAATTTTATGATGACATTGTAGAAAGTGTTATCATAGATATAGCTAAGGCTAAAAAGAAAGCCATTAAGCGGAAGAAAAAAATCAACAATGTAATTCCATTTCCACCACCAAAAACATCAAAAGAATAATCTATGAAACCGCTTAAAGTAGGAATTCTTGGTGCTGGCAGTGCGGCTTCAGTTGCTCTTCTTGCTGCAATGCGGGTACACAATTACAATGTTAAGCACGATTTGAATCATGTTCATGTAGTTATTATACATGATCCAAAAATTCCAATAGCTCCTGTTGGAGAAAGCACCAGT